GTGCCAGGGCCAGATATCGGGCCGTTCATGCGAGGAAATGCTTCTCCTCCCTCCGCCAATATTTGAGGCATCAATGCTTGACCTAAATTTTTAAGCTCATTACCAATATCAACTTGTTCGTTTTTTTCTAAAAGAGCGATTAGCTGCTCTTTAGTCATGTTGGCATATCGACTTTGTTTTTTTGAAGACGCCTGTTTTTTTGAAGAGTTTTCAACAGGCGAAGGCATTGTTGGATTCATGCCTACCCCAGCACCGCCAACTCCACCGCCACTCAAGCTCATTAAGTTTCCTGCAGAGGTGCCCCCTAAAGTCTGTCCTGGAGCAGCAAGCGTGCCTCCACTACTCATTTGCACAGGGATACTGGCAATACCACCATCTGCCATGGTCATCATGACGTTATCGCCAATAGAGTCTTGAATATCCCGAAGATCGCTAAGACTTAGTATCCCTCCGGGCATGCTGCGAGAAACAAGCAAGTCTTCATTTGAAAAACCTCTATCGCGATTATCTGCTGCAATCTCCAGCATCTTATCGTCGCCAAGAATGTCATCGTAATCCTCTATTTGAAACGGGCCGCGACGAATGGCTTGATCTAGCTCAAAATCTTTGAACGCATCAGCCATTTCATCTCGCCGCTCAAAGTTCATTTCGTTGGCTCGCTCAACAAGCTCAGCAAGAAGCAATGCATTCTCTGCTTCAATATCAGCAGGATCACTTATAGTTCCGGAGTCTATGGCAGGTTCAGATCTTTGAAAGGTTCCGCCGCTTGGTGGAGGCGTTGTGGCCACAGGAGGGGCTACGTTTGCTTGTGGATAGAACGCTGTGGTCGTGCCCGGAAGGTTTGCATAAGTCATCCCTGGCAAGCGTTGATATGCCATAGACTGCGCGTATGGGCTTACTCCGCCACCTAAGAAAGAGGTGCTGCCTTTGAGTTGAGGCATGGCTGTTTGCAAAGGGCTTGGTGCAAAGCGTTGAAAACCACCAGATGCGTCGAAATCTTTGATTGCTTTAGACGTTTGTTGGCGCAACTCTTTTTGAGCCGCTGCAATCTCTTTTTCAGATCTCTTCATTCCCATATCAGTTACTCACCTGCTTAACACTTCCATCGCCGTCTGGCTTGTCTTAGCCTAGAGTTAGGATCTTTTGCTGCTTTTGGAAACTTCTTCATTTGCCCTGCAGATCGTGCGCAAAAAGACTTTCTACGCGCTGCACGCTTCCCTGTAGGCTTATCCTCCGTCACAGCAGTCTGCAGTTTACTACCAGGATTGGCTTTACGATACGCTTTTACACCAGCTTCTGTCATGCCAGCGCCCTGTTTTGTAGGGCGAAAGTTCTTTTTATTGCGCTTCGGCATCTTGTCGCGGCGTCGTTTCTTGACTTCACCACCGCCGTTGAACTCTTCTGCGTATCGTCTAAACATCAGGAGTACCTTGTTCGCTTGCGTCGATCAGACATGACAGCCCCACAGCCACGGTGATTACGGCGAACTTCGCCACCACTAGCTTTCTTTACAATGGTCTTCACATTTGTTGGCTTACCGCCCACACCTTGTGGCTTTGCACGCTTGCGCGCAACAGCACTACGCCGCTCACCCTCTGTCATCTGTTTTGCTTTGGCTCTAGGCACACACTTTGGATATTTGCGTTTTGATCCTGATGCTTTAGCACGGCCACACTTTTGGAACTTACCGCCTTTCTTCGGTGCCCCAATATCTACCCAATCACCTTTTGGGCCTTTGCCAAACCACTCTTTCAGGCTCATGAGAGTCTTGTTCTCCCACGTTTATTGGGCATCATGCCGCTGAAACCTTTGGGATCTATCAAGCGAGCACGTTTAGCCACAAAGCCACCTGCATTCATATCTTTTGGCTTTGGGCCTTTGAAATCTTTGCGCTTCACGCCAGACGGATCTTTGATTTTCCCTGCGCAAATCTTGCTGGCGTAAGCGTTTGCATACGCTGACGGGTATACCTTGAACTTGCGCTTAGCTGCAGCTTTACCTCTTGGGCATAGTTTTGTCATGAACCTACACTCACTACTATTGCTCCTGCATTTATCACCTGAACAGAACCAACCTGGCCTTGAGCTTCAAGGGGATCAGTTGTGTACGGTAATTCCTGAGACAAACTAATCCAGTTGTTGCCATCAAACACTTGTAAAGTGTTGATAGTTGTGTTCCAGATTAAATCACCTGTGTTGAATTTCAAAGTGTCTCTTTTCTCTCGCGTGAACTGTGGTGTAGCGTCTGGATCAAAGGCATCCAAACTCAGTTCAAGCAAGCGCACTGTTCTGTTGAACGTATTGCCATCAACAGCAGCACCATTGTTGATGAGCGGTAATCTACCTCGCAGTAACTTGCTCATCGTCTACCGTTAGGTTGTATGTCAAGGCGCGTTCCACCCACTCTGAAACCAACACCTAACTGCGAATCGGTGACTGCATCATCATCAGATTCAAACCGCACGACTGCTTGACGGCCACGCGCTCGAGTATCGACCTTGGTGGTTGAGCTTGTGATTGCTGTAGTTTGGTCAGTGGTTAGTGTGCTGCCGGGGAAGTTGCGCGCTTTCAAAACCACGTTGATAGTCTGGTTCTCACCTGAACCCGTGAACTTAATATCAGGTATGCAACGGCGTATGAACTGAAATTCTTCGCCATCGCCTATGTCAAAGTCAGCAGATTCTATGAACACGTTGGTCATGGGACTACCATCATCATCGTGACCAGTTTCATGTTGATACAGATAGTTTGTAGAGCTTGATTTGCCTGCAGCCCTTGGAAAAGCAACAATGCCTTCATCAAGCCATGCAGTTCTAGACAGTTGGCCAATGTTCCACGTTTGTTCTTGGTAGTTGTACGCAACAAACCTATCAATGCTTGTTGAAGCAGCAGAACAGTAGAACCAACCCACCTCATTAAACTGCTTGTTCAAGAAAGCAAACACTTGAAATGCCTGCCCTTCGTTGAAGTCATCAAAAACGTATGACTTCACAGAACACGGTAGCGGTGTAACGCTGCCTCCATATGAATAGAAACCTTTTTTGTCCATCCAAAAGACGCCAGCTGGTGTGTTCACGGCACCATTTGGGCCAATCAAGCTGACACCCTCGTTGATTAGGTTCAGACCAAAGGTCAAAGGTGGCCCGATAAATTGCAGGCTGTAGAGCGCAACATCTGTCCATATCAAGGTTTCTTGCCTAGCTCGCAACCCGCCTATGATCTCGCTGCCTGCAGAGCATCTCAGTGATCCAGCGGTGTTGGTAGACTTAGGCTCAAACTCAGTGGCATTTTCTTGGTCAGAGAAAGCAATCAACAAGGGGTCAATCGAACCAGTTCTTGCTGTGCCTGCTGCATTGATAGGGTCAGCGCCAAGCACAAGAACGTGTCTGTCGATGTCAGAGACTATGACCTGCAGTCCCTTCGTAGGCACTAGGTTTGCGCCACTGATTCCTGACAAAGCTACAGCCCTGGTGCTAAGACCATCTGTTTTGTCCCAGTAATAAATGCTTCCTGCGCGAGGATTGGATATTAAGTCTTCACCAAAGTTATCCATTGACCATAAACGCAGTTGGTTTGAATCGGTTAGTGTGGACGTTGATCCCCACGCTCCAGATGACCACGCACCTACACCCCAGCCTGTGCCATCTACAAACACATCTAGACCAGAGTTGATTTGATAGGTTCCAACTACACTGCTGCCACCGTTGCCGCTATCACTACTGTTTGCGGTGACCTCTGTGCCACTTGTGTCTTTGGCGGTGATGGTAAACGTGCTTGTCGAAGGCACTGATTGAATTTGATATTCCTGATTCAACACTGCGGCTGTGATGTTGCCGCCAAGAGTGGCTGCGCCAGAGAAGGTAACAAAGTCTCCCTCTGCTGCGCCATGGGCTGTATCGGTTACAGTTATTGTGCTTGACCCATTAGTTGCAGCAAACGTAACGTCGCCTGCACCTGTTGTGCTTCGTATGGGCGTAATGTCGTTGTAGCTTGCACCTTCTTGTATGTACAGCTTAAAACGTGTGCCAAGCCCCAGCAGTTTAGTGCCATCAAGATCAACCCAACCATGGAGTTTGCGGCCTGTGCCTTCATATGATGACTGAATGTATTTCTGCCAACCGCCTATCTTTTCTGGCAAACCTTTTCGGAATCGAACCAAGTTGCCGTCAAACCACCCGCCTTCTGCAGTGTAGTCGGTGCCTTCTTTGTTGATGCCAGGGTTGAAGATAAACTTTTGCAAAGCCATTACTGATACTCCCCTGTGCGGATCATCTCAGTCACCTCAACAGCGCGATTGCCTACCTGCTGACTCCAGCGCGAGTCCATGAACTCATCTGCTGCAATATCAAACTGTTCGCGAGACATCGCCTCCAAAGCGTTAACAAATCCTCGCAATCGCGTGAGGCCAAGATTGAAACAGATATCGATCATGGCGTCTTTACGGGCTTCGTTAAGTGCAGCGAACCAGAAATAAGTGTCCTCAAGCTCTTCTCGCACACGCTTTATATCGTTGTTGAGCAGATACTCAATCTCATCTTCAGACAAGCCCAAACCTGACTCGGCTATATTTCTGCCAACTGCAATGGTTTCGTAACCAGCGGAGCACAGGTACACATGACTTCGCACGCCTTCGTGCCGTTTGAGCATATCAATCAGCTGATTTGACATTTACTTCTCCCGACTTACACCTTGAACTTTTTCGTAGGATCTCATAGCGCCAAGGCCCAACATGCCCATCATTACAGGCACAAGAAGCGTGGTGTCAATTTCAGGCACATCAACCCAGATGCCCAGTATATTTGAAAGGATGGTATTGTAAAAAAGACCTAGCGCACACACCCAGCCGATACAAGGTCGCCACCCAGCTACGAACAAAGACTTAGAGGCAGCTTCAACTTTGTTGACCTCTAACTGCCCTTTGGCAAGCTCTTGGGCATGACGCTCTGCAAGGGTGCTCAACTCAAAAGCAATACGATTTTTTTCGTCTTTGTCCTCAATTACTTTGTCTAGTAACTGCGTAGCTGGCCCTATGAGTGATCCAAGTATTCCCATTATCCCCACCCGCTATATCGGGCAAAACATTTGCCGCAAAGTAGTTTTGCTTTCAGATGTACAAAATCCATCACCGCTCCCGGTTTTTTGCAACCAGCACAGCGCAAGGTAACTCGCCTCTCATCGCTCATCTTCCTCGTGCCATGTATGCAGTTGCGCCAAAGTATAATCCCACAATAGATGCTTGGCTAAGAAATAACATGTCGCTCAGAGAAGCCAAAGTGGACAGGCGAGACTCAGGTATGAAGGGCAAAAGTGGTAATAAAGCGAAAACCACCATACTACAAAGACTAACCCAAGCCATTCGGCGTTGACTATCTGCTTTCTCTTCACGCAATTCGATCTCAACAAGTTCTTGATTTCTTGCAAGTTCTTCATCACTCACGACCCCATCTCCGTCTAGGTCGTATTGAGCATACCTTGATTTTGGCTCTAGTTTCTTAGGACTCATTCATCATCTCTTTTCTTTGGGTCACGAAACAGTATTTTAGTGCCTGCATCTGCTGTCTGTATTTCACGAACTGCACAGTAAGTAGAAAAGTATCGGTTGTTACTCAGAAGCTGATTGATTCTGCCAACTGATTGCGCATTCAGAGCATTGCTGTACTCCAAGCAAGACGTAAGCTCTTGAAAATAAAACTCTTGCCCCGTAGGTTGACCACGCTCAAGGATAATCAACAC